ACTGGGTGCGTTGCACCTGAAGCTCCTTGAAACGGTTCCGTTCTATTTTCGTATTTAAATCCTAATAGGTCAAGCCCTTCTGTGTAAGATCTTTCCCATTCTTTTCTGGACATCTTATAGTCCATGTAATTATTTTTTAACTCTGAACCTAGAGGTTCTAAAATGTCTGCCGGTAAAATATCTGCAAGATTATCAAAATGAGATTCTGTTCCAGGTATGTTAACCGCACCTGGTTCAAAGTTGATAGTCGCACCACCGTCCTCTTCTGGTGTAACTTCTATCGGTTGCTGTTCTTTTATTTCTTCCTTAACCTCGACCTCTTCGCCCGGAACTTTAATTTCAGTACGAGTGTTAGGGAGTCCTTTATCAATATCTGCCATTTATAAACTCCGTGTTTGTCATATCATAATCTGCTAGAGAAGCCAAGCCCTTGTCGCCATGTGGGGTCTTGCCTGATTTAGGTGGTATTAATCCACCCTTTGCAGCACCCACCATTAACTCATCGGTTGTTTCTTGTCTCTCTAAATCTTCTTTTAATCGTTCTTCATCACTTAATGCTGCTCTTCTTTTAAACTCCCTAACAAGATCTTTTGTTGCTCCTGCAGCTGTCATCGCTGCACCCACAGGTGTAAAGAATCTAGCAGCTCTACCTAAACCTAAGATGCCTCGCATAACTCCTGGTGCAAATCTTGATATAGCACCTGGTGCTAACAACTCTACACCCGCTGCTTTATCTGCAAGGGCTAGTGGTAAACTTTCACCTTTATCTAAATTATCTTTTACTTCCATTGTAGCAAAAGCCAAAGCCGCTGCTGGTGAACCTAAAACTTCACCTGCTGTTTTTAACGCGGGAAAAAAACCAAGGTTCATGCCTAGTGTTGGGCCCGAAGCTAATCTTTTATTTATTGCTCTTGTTAAAGCAGGATCTTTAACCGTTTGAGCAACTCCTCTTAAAACACTTTCTGATGTTGGAACTCTAGTTCCTACTTGTTGTCCTTCAAAAAATAAGGAAATTCCTCCAGGAAGTTTATCTACCTCTTTACCAAATTTGTTTAATAATTTTTGTCGATCAGCATCATTTTTTATATTTTTAGCTGCTCTTGATAATCTGTTGTTTATTAAATTTAAATTTCTGTTTGCATCTCTAAAAACAACTTCATTGTCCCACCAATTTTCTTTTATTCCAAAAGGGTGATGAACCTCTAAAGCGCTAAACACGTTAGGGTTTCCTTGTGCTCGAACAGCATCTCTTAATGCGGTACCAAGTTTTTGTTCTTTTCCTCTAATTTTAATTCTGGTATCTCTTAAATTTGTTTTTAACTTATATCCATCTAACGCTTTTTCATATGTGCCTTTTCCAAACGTTTCATTTAAATATTTTTTAACGCCGCCATAATTTATAGTTTTTCCTGTTTTTGTATCTTTAAATTTAATTGTTCTGTAGTAATTGTCTTTTGCCCACCTTGGTGTTCCGTCAGTTTTTCTGGGCACATTATCTATAAATTTTTTATCTAGAACAAACCTATTTCCACCACCTGCTGCTTGAGAGGATCTATACAGATCGTGCCAAACATTATCTTGTGGTTTTTGTCCAGGAGGAAATAATCCTCTTTCATTAACTATTTTAGCTATCTTTTTTTTATTTTGAGCAGCTACTTGTTTTCTATATTCATCACTAACTTCATATTTTTTTCTAAGCTTTGCTAAAATATTTTCTTTTTCTCGACTATAATATTCTTTTGCTCTTGCTCTTCTTTTTTTTAAAAATTCAGGATCTTTTCTGTCTCTTGCAGTTCTTTGTTTTCTAGCCTCTGGGTCATATCTTGCTTTATCATAGTCAGGATCTTTTTTAGACATTCCATAAGTGGGATACTTTTCAAAATCTAATTTTTTATTTGGAAATAATTTTTTAACTCGTTTTCGTATTCTTGTCATTCTTGCACCAACTTGACCACCTTTCTGTTTATCTTCTCTTAACCATTCTTCAAAACTTAAGTCTTCATACTTATCTTCACGATTAACATATTCTTTAAACGTACCACCATATTTAAAAGGTATTCTTGGAAAATCATCTGCTGGACTAGTTTCTTGAACTAGCTGCTCTACAAATTTTAATACGCTGGACATTATTCTCCTAATAGGTAGGCGATACCACCACCTGCTTGTTTAGCTCTCTTCTCTCCAACCTCTTCTAAAATATCATCAAGACTATCTAAACCATCTTCAATATCATCCATCTTACCATCAAGGCTAGATGGTCTAGCTGTTAACTCCTCATAGTCCTCTGGTAAATCTCCTTCTGGAGTTCTTTTTCTTGGTCTGTAAATCATAACTTCTTCTTGCATTGTTCCTTCAACCATATCGTCACCTATCATGGCACCACCTTGTTTATTTTTCTTCACAACAATTTCACCAGATGATAAATCTTCCACAAGGTCATAGTCTTTGTATCTCTTACCAACTTCTCTCTCAACAGTTGTAAGTCCTGGTGCATCATCACCAAGTGCTTTAATTTTATCTACAAGTTTAAAGAAATAAGACGGGACTGTTTTTACACCTTCTGCAACCATGGGTGCAACTTCTGTAACTGGTTTAATAAATCTACCAAGCACAGGTATAGAAGCAAGGCCTCCTAATATTTTTATAAATCTTCTTCGACCAGGATCTGATGGTCCACCTTCTGCTAGACCTATGATACCACCTTTAGCTTTTGGTTCACCTCTTGGGTGTTTACCTGTTTTTTTAATTTCCATGATTTCTTCAAACGTTTCATCACCATATAATTTCATACCTAGTTCTTTTTCAAAAATTTTAGTGGCTTCTCTACCACCTGGACTATCCATGGCTTCAATCATTTTGTTAGCATCTTCTCTGCTAGCTCCTTTTTTTCTGTAGGCGTCTCTGATGTTGTCACCAAAACCTGATTTTAGTTCATCAGTATCTCTTGTAACGTTTGGTTTTTTATTAGATTTAAATCCAAAAAAAGATTCCATGGAATCTTCTAATGTTTTACTTTTAGGTTCTGGTCTGTCTTTGAAAGGGTCTACTCTATCTTTACCGCCTGGTGGGAATGGAATAACTTTATCTGACTGCTCCATCTCTGAGGCTTTCTTCTTTAGCATGTCCATCTCTCCAGGGTTTGGAGATCTTCCCATCTCTTTTCTAAATGCTCTAAGAAGCGCGGTTAAAAAAAATTTCATACTAATAGTACCTCTTCGGTGTTGGGTCTTTTGTTTCTGTTATATAGTCTTCAGGGTGAGTAATCAACCCGCCTTGTCTAAATCGCATGATAGCTTGTGTTGTAGAGTCCACAAGGTCGTCGTGATCACCGTTGGGGAATGCAGCGCATTCCTCGA